TCGTACTCAGCCTTAATATACATTAGTACAACCCTTGTCCACCCTTACCTAAAAAACCATTTGGATATTTTTTCTTTTTCTTTTTCATAGGCTCCTATTAATTACAAACCCTGACTGGTTACGCCCTTCTGACAATGCTCCTGAAGTCATACCCTCCATTGTACCTGCTTGGGCTACATTTTCCAAGAACTTCTGTCTGTAAAATCCTGACTTATCTGCGTTACGTTGCTGTGATTCCTTCAAGTATGCCCGCTCTAATGCACCCCATACTAGACTTTCATGCCAGTATGCATTCACCGTTGGTGTTGTTGTATCTGATGATAGTGAACTGTCCTTTGGTACCCCCCTAACCTTGAGAGAATGGAACACTTTAACAGTAGCATCCTTATCAGAATACATGTCTTTTAAATCTTTTGGAAGTGGATATATTCTAAATGTGGAAGCAGTCCTATTGTTAAAGACTGCGGCCTCTATAGGGCCGTTCTGATCACGCCACCTTGGGGTATTATCTGCTGAAGCTATAATTGAGGAGAATGCATTTGGATGGAATCCCATTGAGGATTCTAGCATGAAGTGCCTGTTACCGCTTGAAGATGCAGCAGCATTTAGTTCGGATTCTGTGAATATATTAAGGTCTCTACCGTCTATGCTGATAGATACTATCTCTGCAATTGTAGTGGGGATTGTAAAGGTTGGGCCAACTCTAAACACAGTAACGCTAGAATCGGTTACTGCACCGCTAGTTGTAATCTTATAGGTTATGGTAGTTGTAGATGGAACAGAAACATTGAATGTCCCAAGATACTGACTAGGAGCACCATCAACAACATTAATAGCATCACCCTCTGCGTATCCATGTACAGTTAGGAATGTAATGGTTGCTGTTTTACTGTCGGTAGTAAGCGTACCTGTCTTAGTAGCTTCACCTATAGTAGTTCCAGACGACCCATTAGTGGCGTAACCTTCTACTTGGGGGTACCTGACACGGCGTGTAAACTCATTACAAGCATCATCAATGTATGTGTTTAATTCACCATCTGACCAATGCTTATTAGCTGTATCCTGTAATGCAGTTTCGGTACGCTCTCTTATTTGCTTTCGATTCATTAATTCTGGTCAAGGTCAATCACCTCATGACGCTCTAATGCACCGTCTATATCTTCCTTAGTTATTGGTTCAGATGACTCATCAAATTCGGCACCTGCCTTTTGACCCGTCTTAGGCCATTTTTTAACTATAAAATTAAACCGTCTATTAGACCTTGGTGTGAGACCTTGTGACAAATCCTTCTGGAAGTAATCGGTAATAATAGCATCATTCAGTATATTTAAGTGTTGAAGAGGTACAATTCTGTCTGAACCCCTCGGTATAACTATTTGCCAATCTCCATGTGTCACCGGAACCGGCCCCATTTCAGTATTATCCTTGCCGTACTCTATATTAATTACAGCATAACCTTCTGGAACTTCGTTACCCTTTTCCCATTCGGCTGCCATTTTCATACCATTAGGAAGAAGCACGAAACGGCCTTCTCCTGCTGGGGCATAATTAGCATTCCTTTTCTGGGTAGGTAAATTTTCTGTTGGTAATAAACCACCTGCGATTGACATATTTTCTCCTTATCTCCGTTAAAAGAAAGTGGGTGACCGAAACCACCCACTACTGAATTATACTATTAGGCTAAAGCTGCCTGAGTCCAAACAATATTGGCATCAAAGACATAATCAACCCACCAATGCACACATCCTGTTGTTTGGGTTGCTCCAATTATTACTTCTCCAATAACTGGTACAACCTTTTCTCCCGAAGAAGACCAAGGTGATGTTCCACTAGGTTCATAGGTATATGTTGCACTACTTGTTACTGTAGGAGGTTTACCCATCAGTTCTACTCCTGCTGTTAAACCAGCATCTACAGGGCCACGTTCTGGGCCTGTAAAGCCTACTGTTTGAAGATTTACTGCTTTTGCATATGCATCAACATCTGCTGTTGCCGCAATATGAGTCATACCTACATCGGTTTGAGCAGTACCAGCACCGTGTCCAATAGAGATAGTATTAGTTCCAGTATCACTACCGGTATCTATATTTACATTTATTCCAAAACCACAAATTCGTGCGTTTTCTGGAACAAAAATAACACGCTGATAAGTTCCAGTGACCCATGAAAGGCCGTCTGCAAAATTGACAAAGTCAATCTTACTCATCTGCTTGGCACTCGTTATTTTAGTTTTTAAAGAGTCCATAAATTTTCCTTATTTAATTGTGAAGCCCCTCCCATTAGAAGGGGCTGTTTATATTATGAAAGTTTAGTACAGGCTACTTCCAATCTGTACATCCATAAGTCTTGAAGGATAATACAGGAATAGAATGTATCCCACGCAACCGTACCACGCTGTCCGAGTGGATCACCGGGGCCGGGTTTTGGCATTACGACTTTTGAGCGGAGTGAATCCATTCCACCTAAAGTAGCACAACCAATCGCATCCTCTGCAAGAATCAGCACAGGATAAACATCAGCGTTTACTCCACTCGTAGATACACAGTTTCCAATACCTGCGGTATCACCTGCATCCTTAAATGGAACTGCTTGAGTTGTAGTGATAAAGCGTACTCCTTCTACACCACCAATCTCACCCTCAATTACATCGCCTTGAGAAGAGTACTTCTCTACGGATACAAAATCGGGAAGTGCCTGAATATCTTGACGAAGGTCAGGATGGCAAATCGCAATATACGATTCACGGATTGGCTCTGTAGCAACACCAACAGATGCCTTCAACTTTGATTTAAGTTTACCTGCATCATTGTTCTCAAGAGCACGGATTGCTGTTTGAATTGCACCCAAAGTTGGTGTATTACCCCCCGGAGAACCTAATACGGGTTGTTTATTACCAATATGATTATCAACATGTCCACGTGCTGTTGCGCCTGTTCCTACATATTTAACTTGGGTACCTGCACGAAAGGTTTTAAAACTGAGAAAATCAATTGTCTCACCAGCCTGTGTCGCCTGTCTTTCAGATATAATTTTTAAAACTGGATCGGCGGCTGCCGCAAGTTGAACATCCGTGGTATTCACATAACTTCCGAATTGCTTCAGAGTATGCATCAAAGTTGTATGTTCAAGACTTGAAAAATCCGGTGTAACACCTTCGGCGACTGGGGTATCCACAATTGGAAAACGCTCATACCTACGATGTCTAATTTCTAAACCCTGTTTTTGGGGTTTGGTTTCTTTTTGTGCGAATTTCGCAAATGTCAGCAATCGCTTTGCAATTGGTAACATCTTCTTCTGTATAGTAAAGGCATCATTCTTGCTTAGATCACCATAAGATGATCCGCTTATTGAGCCTGTTCCTCCATACGCTGCCATATTTAACTCCTATATAATTGTTATTCGGGAATAGCTTCCCATAATTCATCATCGGACAAATTGTCCAAATTCTTGGTTTTCACGGGTGCGGAATTACCTAAAAGACCAGTCGCTGCCGCTCTCTTAGCCTGTCGTTTTGTACTTTTTTGTACTTTTTTATCTTTTTCTGACTCTTCAGGGGGTCTCCACGCATCTTGGCCCGATTGGGTTGATAGGAATAACTGCATAACGGAGGCATGATCGATTGGGTCTGTTGACTCAGTCATCATTTTTGTCATGGCTGGACTACCTAGAACAAAGGCTTGGAAATCCTTATCTTTGTCTATATCTCTGTAGTCCTCTCCTACATTCTCATGCATATAATTCTCATGATACTGTAGAAATTGTTGGTAGTTCTGTTCTTTGCCTTGATCTTCTAAACTCTTTAACCGCTCTTGAGCCTGTATGGTAGCTTCATGTACTGATGTACCCTGTTTAGCCATCTCATGTTGGATCATCTTGCGGAATGTAGAAGACAATTCAGAGAACTCCTCCATTGTATCCTTGTCTGCCTTATCGAAGAAAGCATCCGCATCTTTCGGATCAGCAGGGGGTGTTTCCGATTCAGGAAGCCCCTTCTTAACTCTTTCTATTGCTTGCTCACGCTCAACATCCTTAAGCCTTAACTCATTGAAATCTTCACGTAATCTGGCAGTATCTTCATTCCTTTTATGAAATTCTCGCTCTAAATCCTTATAGCGGGACTCATAATCATGCTGTGGTTCTTCAGGTTCTTCTTCGTCTTCAGATTCTCCTTCTTCTGGTTCAGACTCCTCTTCTTGAGGTGTATCCTTTACAGTAGGTTCTTCTTCAACTACTTCATCTTCCTGTTCCCAAAGTTCTTCATCTTCTGAATCTTCAATATCTTCAGATTCCTGTACCTCTTCATCTCCTGACATATAACTCCTTCCAATGTCCCGATTAAACGGATTGGTTAAATATTGGCCCTTTCCTATATGGAGTAAAGGCTGTTCTTATTTTGGTTCAGCAATATCAAGCATTTCTGTCCATGCCTGAATTTTACCGATAGATACATTATGCCTTGAAACTGACTCTTGGTCAACTAATTGTTTCAATTTAATTATATCATATGCATCTTGTATCCTTTTTTCAATCATTTCTTTGTAAATTTGCCATCCCGGTGATTGGGATAACATGCCTAACATATCATTGCGGGGCATTTTCTTCAAACTCCCTTTTCCTTATATCTTGTGCAGTTGGGCCTCCCTGTAATCTCTCTTGTGCTGGCCCAGCTTGTGTTGGGTCTTGTGGCATCTGCCCTTGAGGTTGAGGCGGCCCTTGAGGTTGAGGCGGCCCCTGTCCTTGAGGTTGAGCTTGTTGTTGTTGCTTCTGTTGTTCTTCAGCTTTCCGTTGTTGCATCATTTGCTGTATTCTTCCATGTGCACTTTCTTCTTGCTGGCCCTGCTTTTGTTCTCCTTCTTCATTTAACAGTATGCTATTATTCTGTAAATTTGCCTCATGAAGTACATTACCTTGTTTTATTAACTCTAATCTCTCCTGCATTTCTAATTTACGCTGATCTTCACTCACAGCCTGTTTTTCATCCAGCATAACCTTATTCTGCTCAATGGCTATACTTGACTGTGTCTGACCCTGCATTTGTTGCTGTGCTAACTGAGCCTGTGCTTGCATTTGTTGTTGCTGTTGTTGTTGTGCCGCTTGAGCCTGTTCTTGCATTTGCTGCTTCTGTGCATCCTGTTGGGCTTGCATCTCCTCTGTTACTTCCTGCTCTGTCTTTACAACCTTATCCGGCTCCATGTTAAATGCACGTAACAACGGTCTTGTAAATGCCTCCTGTTTGAGATACTGCTTTATCTCCGGCATCTGACCAATTACCTGTAGGAAATTTATAAGCTGGGTATTATGTACTTCCTTAGCAACATACTGTTCGTAACCAGTTGATATTGCTTCGTAATCTCCCTTGATAGACATGTCTGTGGAGTCTACCATCAGCCAACGGTATATAGCACTTATGTTCTTAGTGATCATTGAAGATACTGATCGTACTACATCTGCTGTCTGTCTGTTTGCGTTGGAATTAAGGATGGACATCCCTGTGGCTGTCTTGGTCTGTGAGGGTGATTGATCACCGTACCCTATACTGGTCTGACCGGAGTCTAGGTCTGCTTCACGTTCAAGTTGTTGAATTAATTGAAGAAGTCCACCTGTTACATCTGGGATTTGTACCGCAGTAAAGGAATCTCGGACTGAAGCTCCCGGTTTTACACGGAACTGCTTACCGGGATATATCTGTTCTGTGTCTGTACCCGGCTCAAATGCATTTGGGTCTATAACTGTCAATGGGGCCGCTGATAAAGATTTGCCCTCTATCATCATTGCGTAAGAAAAGTTTAATATTGCCTGAGCATCCCTTATCGCATAATATATACCGTCTCCCCATATTGTCTCTGGATTTTTCTGCCAGTTACAGAAATGGAATGGTAGGGTATCATCAAAAGGATTTTCTGCAATTTTAACAACTCTATCACCTATTACTGTGATAACGACTGGGAGTGCATCTGGAACATCCTCTGAATCAATTGGTATATGATGTTCTAAGTCTTTACCGTCTAAACGACCCCAAAACTCTAATACCTCAAACTTCTTTAGTCTTGTGGCTGAGGTTTCATTGTACTTTTTAGGATGTTCGCTGTCGTCCCATCCATGTGCAAGGCCGATCTCATCTTTAATAACCTCATCGAGTGCGCCCGGAATAAAGCCTTCTGCTGTCTTTGCGAGCTTTCTAAGTTGTATTTTGCTAAGGAATGATCGCTGTATGACATAGTCTGCATCCTCTGCATTGATTGCCTCTGGAGATGGAAACACATTCCATATACTGACAAACTTGCACGATGGCATTAATTCTTGTTCAAGGAATGACTCAACTTGCTGAATTTGCTCTGGAGTCGTAACCGTTGTGTAGACAGGAAAGTTCTTATATTCAAGGGAAATACCCTTCGTGCATCCCGTCCCATACAGACACATCTCATGTACAGCATGTTGAACTTCTTCATT